GGGCTTAGAAAACACAAAGGAAAAGATAAACCTAATTTTTATGTCTTATATTAACCCTAAACTAAACCTAAGACCTAACCTAAACCTAAACCTAAACCTAAACCCTAAACCTAAGTGGTTGCAGCAGCGGCGGTAGTAGGTACATCGACTTCATTAAGTAATTGTTGATTAGCAGTAGTAACATTAGCAGGTACCTCAGTAACCATAAACTGACCATCCAATCTTCCAGCATTATCTTTAACGGCATGACAAATATAACGCGAAGTAAAAACAAACCCACATTCAGTAGAACCTAAAGTAGCTTGTCTAGTAGGAACAGTATTATCTAACACTAAAGCACCTTTTTGAACAACCATAAAGGCATAGGTGACATTAGGAATATAATTAAACGCTTGAGTAGTATACTTATTCTTTTGCATAACTTTATTCCATTTGAAATCAAAGTTTACAAGTTCAGTAGAATTTCCTTCAAGTCTCATGGATTTAACACCACAGATTTTCCACACAGATCTAAAACGGCTATTATCATGGGGATGAACGAATGGTATCGACACATTGTTACTACCAATGACACCACCAGCAACAGTTCCCGGAGCAGGTAAAGTGGCAGCACCAAGACCAAAACCATCATCAATATTCGACCATGCATTCGTAGGAGTCTCATTAGTAAGAATTTTAGGCGTAATAACATATATATCAACGATAGCGGCAATAGCAGAAAAGTTAGTAACCATACCTTTAACAGCACATGATCCCAACATAAACCGATCATTAAGTTGATTAGTTGTGGTAGGCACAAACGAGGAACCTGTATTTGCTTTATACGGATTCATTTGTTCTAAAGCCGTATAATTCTGATCAAAACCATAAGCGGCACCAGTACTAACATAACAATTTGAACGAGAACCAATAGTTAAAAGATTAAACGCTGCTTGAGTACCAGCAGCAGTAACAAACGCATCATTATGATTCTGTTGATAACGCCAAATACCAGTTAATCGGTGGCGTTTCTTAGTACGTGCTCGAGACTTAAACTTAAGAGTATCTGTACTGATGCCAGAATGACCAGCAGCAAGGTGAGTACCATCAGGGTGACTCTTGCGAACCTTCTTAGATGGGCGCTTCGAACGGAATCTCTGATTGAATCTACGCTTAAGACCCCGTCCGAGTTGTCGGGCAGCACGCAAGGCACGGATCGGGTTTCTTCCAATAAGATTGTTGGCTTGACGGATGTGTCGCATAAAACCACCTGATCGACCATAAGAAGCAACTCGATTTCTTAATTGCAAGTAAGACATATATTTTTTAAAAGGTAAGTTTATTAATTAAAATGAATAACCTTTAATCTTCTTCGCAAAGCTAATCGAGTCTCTTCATCTATATCTGGATACCATTGATCAGGACTTAAATTCGAGGTAATCCACCAAAATTCCGCTTTAAGAACCGTTGAACTTCCTTTGATTTCCACGTTGACAGGATACCTGTCGAACCATCTAAGCAAATGTCCGATGTCGATACCTCCTCTAAACTCATCCATGACAATACATGTCTGACCTTGATAACCGCAGAAAAACTTCGAGCGGGGATCTTTAGGAAAAGCATCCATACCCGCTTCTCCCCAAGCACGACGAGACTTTCCGGTTCCAGTTGCACCCCAGTAGACCATAACTGTTCGATCAATGCTAATTGGCTTAGCATAGTCGCTCGCAATTGCACGGAGTGTACGATAACTTTGAACACGAATGGATGCGGGGACTGATTCAATAGATCCGGCTTTGGCGAGTTCCCACACAGACTCCCATTCGATAGCGTTTGATCTATTGATGGGCTTGACCCCCAGTTCAAACTTTGTACCGTCGACATAGGTGTCAGACTTCCAGACGTAGTCGGCAGCGGCGTCGCTTCTCGTGAGCTCACAATGATAGGGTCCGAAGCAGTCCCGGACCCCTCTAACAGACGCCTTGCGAACGAACGCAACGATGATCTGCCAATGGAGATATCCGGACTCTCCGAGCTCAAGCTGGCCCTTGATCCATGAGCAGGGCACGGGGAGGTAGGGGGTGAATCCGTGGTGGGGGATGGTGAGTATCCAGAAGATTCCCTGCCGACGCTTTGAGCACTTGTCGGCCATTCCATCCCAAATTTTTGATAAATTTTGTAACAATTTCTTGCTCATTTTATACAAAATTAAGCTTTCCACACGTGCAAGGCCAGGCAGTGCTACTTGAAAAGACCGGAAGTTAATCCCTTGTCGTTCCGGCGAATACGCACTGCCTGGCCTAGGCCGGCCTAGGCCGGCCGCGCCTGCAGCGGGCTGGGACCTAAAGGCCCCAAATGAGAATCGTTGAGAAGTGAGAATAGTGACCAGTAAGTAATACTACGTTCTCACTTTTCGAACGTGGTGCTTACTGGTCACAAATACTAGGGTATGTCTGGCAGGAGCATGGCCCCCCCAAACCCCCCGAGGGGGGCTTAGAAAACACAAAGGAAAAGATAAACCTAATTTTTATGTCTTATATTAACCCT